AATGTAAGCTTTCTCTCGCTCGCATACTTGGGGCTTTTAATTATCAGCTCTTGGGTAATGTACAGATCAATTATGATAACTGGAGAACTGAAGGTAATGAAGAATTAGAAAGATTAAGGGAAAAAATCGCTTCGGACAACCCTGCAGATTGGTTTTTGATGTTCCCTTAAAATTTAACTAAATCTTAACATGAAATAAAAAACTAACTCTAAGATACTCATACAATGAGTGTCCAAGAGAGAAAGAAAGAATATATCTTAAATAGAAATAAAAATAAATTATAAAAATGAAAGGTTACCCTAAACACTTTTTTGCAGGAGCTCTTATTTCATTAATAACTCTTGCGTTTTTTGCGATATTTGTACACGTTCCCGTTTATGGATGGGATGCTGGCGTAGCAGCAGTTCTTACTGTTGTTGCAGGTGCTTTCAAAGAAGTTATTTACGATAAGTTGCTAGGAAAGGGAACTCCAGATTATTATGATTTCTTCTACACAGTGTGCGGAGGTTGGGGTATGATATTTCTTTGGAAAATAGGTGAATTATTTTTTATATGATAGTTAGGGAAAATATCAATTTTGAAAGGGGATTAGATCCTAAAGAAGCCATAGGTATTGGAAAAGCTAAATTAATTCAGGGCTGGCTTGATGAGGTTCATATCGGGGTAAGAAATTATAAGCTTAATTCGGATTTTACTATAGATACGGATTTGGATGTCATTGCAGTTGAAAGACCGGAATTATTTCCAAATGGAAGATTTCCTGATTATATTAGATTTAATTCTTCAGGTTCTTTTGATATTGATGATTGCGGAATAGTTTCCTTGGTTGGATGCCCCAAAAAAGTAAATGGATATTTTTCTTGTCAAATGAATGAAATTACAGATTTAAAGGGGTTTCCAAAAGAGGTCCGTGAGTGTGTTTATTGTTTTGGAAATAAAGCAGAATTTACCGAAGCTGAAATAAGAAAAGTTTGTTTTGCCCCAAACATTCAAGCAGATGATAGCGAATGAAAATTGTAAAGGAACATATTAATTTTGAAAGGGGAATAGATCCAAAGTCTTCCATGAAAATTGGGATGCCTTCATGGAATAATCTTCATGAGGGAGATTTGCTAAAAGTTATAAAAAATATTCCTCTGGACACTAATAATGAAATATCATACGGCGATTTCCCGGTTTCCGATTTACCAATAGGTGTTATATTACAGACGGAAGAATTTGATAATTCGTCTTCTAAGGAATGGATTATCTGGTTTAAATATTTTGTGGATTTAGAAGATTTTAAGGCAAATAAAAATGATAATGTTCGCCCAAGACATGGATTTGTAAAAGGAACGCCAAAACAATTTAAGAACGGATTATTTGAATTTCTTCCCAGAAGTATGAATGAAGCTCAAGAATTTCACAGAGGAGGGGATCCAATGGTTTCCATGAATATAGGTAAAAGGGCATTAATTGAAAAATGGTTAAATGAACATGATCTATTAGAGGATACTGTTATTTCGAAAGATCTTATTATAAATACAGCTCCTGAGGTTCAATTAGTTATACGATTAAGAAATATAGGAGAAGTCCTTCCAGAATATATTCAATTTGGAACTGTTATCGGAGGATTTGATATTTCTGATAACCAATTAAAAACTTTACGGGGGTGCCCCAAAAAGGTTGTAGGAACTGAAAATCTAAAAGGTAATTTTAAATGCTCTAACAATAAATTAATGACATTAGAGGATGGGCCAAGACATGTAGATGGAAATTATGTTTGCCATAATAATCCAGGGTTATTTTCTCAAAAAGATATACGAAAGGTCTGTAGAGTAAAAGGATCTGCTTGGGGTGATGAACCACAAGAAATAGTTGATGTACCAATAAAAGAGAATATGGAATTTCACAGAAATATTAATCCAAAATCCTCTTTAGATATAGGATACCATGCTCAGATAAAAAATTGGTTTAAAGAATGTGGTATTTCTGAAGATCCAAATGATGATAAGTATGTAGAATATAGGATAAATAAAGATGGAACCATCGATGTTTTAGATGACTTAAATTTAGTTGATTGCAATATAAATAATTTTCCATATTTTATTAAATTTAAGATAATATATGGAGGTTTTTATGTAGCTCAAAATATTTTTACAAAACTTGATGGGTTTCCAAAAGAAGTTAAAGGAGATCTTTCAATCTATTCAAGCTATCCGGGATCAAAAAAATGGAAGGAGGATGAGATCCGAAAGAAAATAAAAGTCCTCGGAACAGTATGGAATTAAAAAAATAAATGAATATGAAACTATTAAATCCAAGATTTTATCCTCAAATAAACGATTTTTTGTATGAAGCTAAAGAAGGAATGGATATTCCTAAATCAGCGAAGATCGAAGATTATGGATATGTTTTCGCTAAAGATGGAACCAAAATTGACATGAGGCATCTTAAAAATGAAATGGAAAGTGCTAAAACAGCTATTGTTTCTCAATCTCCTTTATTTGCCCCTTATGTTCATAAATTTACCCCAATCTACACTTGGATTGTTCCTACAATGGCAACCGATGGAACAAGATTATTTGTAAATCCATTATTTGCTGATAAGCTTTCATGGGAGCAGAAGATTTTTGTTATTATTCATGAGATCATGCACTGCGTTCTCCTTCACATGGAACGTATGAAATCTAGAAATGCAACAGTCATGACTTCCGAAGGAAAACCAGCTTCATTGTTTAATATTGCTGGGGACTATGAAATTAATACCATTATAGTAGATACTTTAAGTGACTTCAATAAGGAATTTGTAGAAAAAATTTATGGTCTTTATGATGAAAAATATTTAAATGTTCCCGTTGAACAGATTTATGATGATCTAAAGAAAACTATTCCAAAAATGCCACCTAACCCATTTAAAAAGAATAATCAGGGGCAAAATCAGGGACAAGATCAGCAAGGTGGCGGTCAAGGACAAGGACAGGGTCAAGGTCAGCAGGGCGGTGGAAAAGGTCAACCCCAACCTCTTCAAGTAGGTAGTAAAGTTAAGATTAAAGCTACAGGGGAAAAAGGAGTTGTTACTGCAGTTAATCCTGATGGAACTTATGAGGTAGGTCCTCTTAATGAAAGTCTTTTAGTCACCTATCTTTTTGAAAGTTATAAAAAAGATGAATTAATTCCTCTTGATTCAGGTCAGGGGCAAGGGCAAGGCCAAGGACAGGGACAAGGAGAAGAAGGAGAAGGCGAAGATAAAGGTGTTGGTGGATCCGGAAGTGATGGATACGAAGAAAGTTTCGATCAAGCTGAGGAATATGACCCTGCTGGAACAGGAGGTATTATTACTCCAGAAATGGGAAAGAAAATTGCTAAAGCAAGCGGATATGGAGAAGGGGAAATGGGGCCAGACGAAAGTCCGACAGATAAATGGCGTGTTGAGGGGGCAAAAATGCTCGATCGTGCTTTAAAAGGATCAAAGGGAAGAGGTACTGGAAAAGGAGGTGCTCTTGTTACAGCACTTTCAAGATTACATAGAGGAGATGTTAACTGGCAAAATATGTTCAGAAGATATGTTGCAACTGCTCTATCCCCTGAAACATATCAGAAAATTGGAAATAAAAAACACTTAAGCGGGGAATTTCTACGTTATGGAGAGAAACATAAGATGGATGCTATGGAACATATTGTAGTATTAGTCGACGTTTCTGGTTCTATGGGTAGGGAAGCTCTAGAAAAAATATTAAATGAAATTAACCAAATTATTTTCTCAAAAAGAGTTAATAAAATTACAGTAGCTTTCTTTGATGATGGAGTTGACGAAGGAAGTGTTCAGACCATTAAAAAAATGGGAAAACCCTATATCCCTAAAAATGTTAGAGGGGGTGGGGGGACTAGCTTCCAAAAAGCCCTTGATTGGGTACATGATAAATTAAAAGATAGAGTTTCTCTTTGCGTATTCTTTACAGATGGAGGAGCCCCCAATCCAAAAAAACCACCTTATGCTCATAAATTCATTTGGATGGTTTATGATAATCCTCAATGGCAGCAACCATTTGGCAAGCAAATTAATATTAGCTAATGATTGTCAGGGAAGCTATATCTTTTACTAGAAATATAGATCCTAAAGAAGGAATGGCTATTGGAAAGGCTGCGCTTTTTCCAGAGATGATGGAAGATTTAGCTCATGATCATTCTTGGGCTCTAAAATCAGAAGCACCAAAATCACTTAATGATTTTACAGAAAAAAAGATCTATCATATTGATACTCGAAAAATCGCTAGTTTTTATTCAATGAATCAAAACAGGCCTGCTATGATGCAAGTTTTTAATGAATTATTGGACAAAATAAAAACCTTTAATCCAAATAATTTGGAAAGTTATGCTTCTGGATGGGTTCAAGCATTTTATTTATTAGGAAGAGAAGATGATCTTTGGAATGCTCCTAAATCATGGATAACTGAATATACTTTCATTGATTTTATGAGATATGAACCTCAGAGAACTATAGATGGTATAAAAAAATTAGGACCAAATAAAGCATTTTCTTTATCGTATTCTCATTGGACCCCGGAGCTTTTATTATGGGCTATTGAAAACGGAGCAACCAATTTAAATATAGATTCTGATGGCCCTATCCAAAAAGCTTGTGAAAGAGGAGATCTAGAAGTTGCCAAAGCTCTTTTATCCAGTCCTATTGTAGATCCAGCAGCTCAAACCCGAGATGGCAAAAGATATGGAAATGATGAAACTAATTATTGCATTAGAAGAGCTGCAAAAAATGGATATGTAGATATTGTTAAACTCCTCTTAAAAGATAAAAGAGTAGATCCCACAAGCAGAGATAATTGGGCTCTAGCAGCGGCTTTAAATAATGGGGATAGGGAAATGGTAAGTCTTTTATTATCAGATCCTAGAGTTAAAAAAGAAGTTCCATATATGAAAGAACTTTCTCAGAAAAGACTTAGAAAAATGATGGAGAATAATCCGATCCGAGAAGCTTTAGGCTTTACACGAGGCGGGGATGCTAAAGCTAATATAGGTATAGGAAGGGAGAAGCTTCTTGGGGATTTTATTGAAGAAGTTAATAATGAAATAGCTAAATATCCATCATTAAAGAATTTTCCTTTAAAAATGGAAGATAAAAATGGGATTTTAACAAGAGCTGCTATGAAGGGAAATGTAGATATTGTTAGACTCCTCCTTTCGGATCCTGCTGCAAACCCAGCTTTTAGAAAAAATTCTATAATTGCATCAGCTGCTATGGGAGGTAATCCAGATGTGATTGAATTACTATTAAAAGATGAAAGAGTAAATCCAGCTGATAATCATAATGAAGCATTATATCAAGCAGCAAAAAATAATAATGTTGATGCCGTAAAAAAATTAATGGAAGATCCCAGGGTTAATCCTGCCGATGCAAAAGAATCTTTGGATAAAAATTATAATATTGTCTATGAAGATAATTATATAATTTATGAAGCTGCTGCTAATCAAGCTTTTGCTGCTGTTGAGGAGCTTTTAAAAGACCCAAGAGTAAAAGTAAAGAAAACACTTCAAATGCTTATTTCTAAGATAAGTAAGGTAGGAACTTCAGAAAAGGCAAAGGAGAATTGGTTAAAGATGATTGAAATTATTTTGTCAAAACCAAAGATCCACGAGGAATTATCGGATAAAGAAATTGATAAGATAAAAGCTAAGATAAATAAAATATAAAATAAAACTAGAACTGCAATGAAAAAACAATTAGTATTTGAATCTCTCCAGGATTTTCAGATTGCTAGAGGAGAACTAAATGAAGCGATCTTCAGCAAAATAGGACAAGCTATTAAAAAATTCTTCCAGAAAGTTGGAAAGCTTTTTTTCTTCATTTTCCAGGGGCAACCTGTTACAGAAGCTATGGCTCCTGTTAATATTGGGATATTAGATAAGGATGGTGCTTTACCAAAATCTATTTCTTATGTAGCTTCCCAGGGTGATGTTGAATTAAGCCCTGAACTAAAATCCCTTACCGCTGAAAAAGTTATTCAGAAAAGAGGACCGGATCTTAAAGAGGGAACTATTAATGAAGCTAGAATAAAACTTGAACACCCTGATAAAAACGTTCCTAATGTAGGAAAGAAAGAATTATATAGAAGAATTCGTATGGTTTTAAAGAACCCACAGGGGAAACCTCTTATGATTTGGGGAGCTCCTGGTATTGGAAAAACCGCAATTGTTAAAGCAGTTCTTGCACAGAATACAAAAGGAAGATTGATCGATGTCCAAACTTCTAAAATGGCCCCAGATGACTGGTCACTTCCAGCAACTTATAAAGTTGATGATGAATTAAAAGCTAGGGATATTCCTAAATCTTGGCTTCCTGTTTATATTAAGAGCGGCGATGCAGAAGAAGATAAAAGAAGAGATGGCATAGCTAATATGGGTGAAGGAGGTATTTTATTCTTGGATGAACTTTCCCGTGCATCCGGGTCCGTTCAAAATACTTGCTTAAAACTTATTGATGAAAGAATTATTGGGGACGCAGTTCTAGGTTCTAAATGGACGATTGTTTCAGCATCCAACAGAGCAGGAGATGACCCTGAAGGTGTTCAGAACTTCTCAACAGCTCTCGGAAACAGATTCTCGCAGGTTAACTATATTCCTGATTTTGCTGGTTGGAAAGAATGGGCACAGAATAAAGTTGACCAAAGAATACTTGACTTCCTAGAATTTAACCAAGAATATTTCTATACTCTTGACGATGATCCAGAAAAGAGCATCTTTGCTAGCCCTCGTTCATGGGAAGCAGCTTCTAAGAATATTGCTCTTCTAATGCAGGATGCTGCTGATGAAGGTTATAAGCCTTCTATTCAGGATATAACAAACGTAGTTGGTTCAGACGTTGGTATGGATATTGCAACAGAGTTCCAAACATTCCTAAGACTTCTTGAATCCTTCAAAAAAGAAGATATTAAAGAGGTTCTTGCCCATCCTGAAAAAGCTCGTATGCCTAAGAAAGCTGGATCCGGATATGATCAGTCAGAAGCTAACGCTCTTCTATCTCTCGTTTGTACATCAACCAGGGGAAGAGATATTACTCCTGAAGAATTTGATAATTTTGTAACCTATCTTATCCGTCTTGACAATGGTTCTCTTGCAACCAGAGCTATTAAGATGATGATTGACCTTCATCCTTATATCCACGATGAACTTGGAGAAGTTGAGGGAAGAGACAAATATCAGAAGGGCGTAGATAGATTTATTGAAAAATATAAAGATATATTCTAAAATGAAGGATATTTTTTATCCAAGGCTTAATGAGTTCGAGAGGAGTGAAGACCCTTCTCGAACTTTAGATTTAGGAAGGAAACGAAAAGTCGAAGAATGGATAAACAAATATACCAAATATACCAAATATAAAATCAATTCAGATTGGACAATTGATGTAAGGGAATTAGTTATTCCTTCTCAAAGATATTGGGATCTTAAAGAAATACCAGAATATGTTGATTTCGGTATTTGTCATGGCAGTGTTATTATAAGAGATCAAAATTTAATGTCTATGAAAGGTCTTCCTAAAGTTGTTAAAGGAGATTTCTTCGTAGATAATAATAAAATAGAGGATCTTGAAGGATGTCCAAAACAGGTCGATGGGGATTTTTATATTCGAGGAAATAAGGAAAAATTTACTGTCGATGAAATTAAAAAGATCTGTACCGTTGGCGGACGTATTGTTGTATGATAGTAAAAGAATCCATAAATTTTGAACGTGGTTTAGATCCTAAACAAGCCATCGATATTGGAATTTTCCCAAGAATTATAAATTATGCTCGAAAAAAAATGTCTGAAGGCGATTCATCTTGGTCCTCTCCAACTGGTTGGATATGGGAAATACAAGAAGATAAAGATCTTGACGATAGGACAAAAGAATCATGGCTTTTATTTTTAGTTAATCATAAAGAGTATCTGGGATCGAAAGAACTTTTAGATAAGCTTTTTCTTGGCTTTGGCGGGGATACTTCCGGAAGCATGTCGGAGGCTCAGAATTTCGAAAGAGGTTTGGACCCAAAGAAAGCAATGAATGTTGGTTTGGAACAAAAAATATCTAATTTTTTAAGAGAAAGAACTAGTGATAGTCCTGCCATGTGGATCTCCTATTTACTTACAGAAGAAGATGCCGAACTTGATCACGAAACAAGGAAACAATGGATTGAGTTTCTGATTAAAAATCCAGAATATAATAATAGTCTTGATGAAAATGACTTTTATGAATTAAAGAAATGGGGTATTCAATGGATTCCTTATGTTAAGCTTCCTAGTGATGAAATTCAATATGAATTTAAAAATGGGAAATACTTTCTTTCATTTGATGGATGGCAAAGTTTCTCAGATTTATTTGATACAGATACAAGGAATTTAAGTAAAGATTTCGTTGAAGCTGTTTTATCGGGGGAAAATGTTGAAGAGTACTTTGAATATGATAGCGTTAATTTCGGCGATATTACTGAAATGACTTGGTTTCTTAAAAGGCTTTTGGCAAAAGGAAAAATACCTGCTTTAGACGATCTTAAAGAAAAATTTATCGAAAGAGGCGGGGATCCAGAAACAGCAAATAATCTTGAAGAACTATTTGATGAAATAGAATCAAATGATGAGTATGAAGATCTTCATGATGCTATTAGATTTGCTTGGACAGATTCCCAAGAAATGGCAGATCAGGATGAAGCTTTTAAAGATTTGAAAAATGCTATTAAAAAGCATTTTGATATTAATGATGAAGAAATAAAATGGGTGGAAAAACCAAATAATTATTCCCATTTTTATGCACCAATTTCTCTAAATGGTATTGAAAAATTATTTGGCTGCTTAGCATTATACGATAGTGATTATAAGATAAAATATTATCCTCCTCAATATAGTTATAATGGAGATATAACCTCTGAGGTTTTTAATGATTCCCTTTCAAATAGATTAGATGAGATATGAAAATAGTTAAAGAATCGTTAAAAATATTTGAAAGTCCTGATGAAATTTCCATGCCTCATCTTACTTATAATAAGTATGGAGAGCCTTTGGAAAATGATATTTTTAAATCCCCTCATTTTAGCGATGAAGATGCTCATGCTTTTTGGTATGAAGATGGAATCTTTCATATTGGCCCAGCCGGGGAAACCCATCCTGAAGGAACCAGAAATACATTATCTGGAAGACTATGGACCGATAAAAAATTAATAAGTTTTTGGAAATATCCAGATAGGGAAACTTTCTTCGAAGCTATAGATCTTCTTTCTGATAAATTAGGAGAAGATATGATAGGTTGGGAAGTAGAAGTCATTGATAAAAATTCATGGAAACAAGACGATAATTATACATCTAGATTAATCCCCGTTGCTGAATATGAAGGAAGTGAAGAAAGATCCGAACTCGAAATGGGAAAAGAACATATAAAATCGCCTTTATTAAAAACAAAAAATGTTCCTTATGGATATGGTTCAAGAAACCCAAAATATCTTGACCAAAGGAAATGGCAAATGGCTTCTTTAACAAGCGAGTCCGCCAATCAAAAAAATCGTTAAAATATTTTTTACTTTAGATTCTTTTTTGTATATTTGCAAAAAAGATTAAAATGAACTTCGAAAGAGGAATTGATCCTAAAAGATCTTTGGATATTGGTCTAAATCATAATGGCCGTATACCTGGAGAAGGGAGATCTTTCATAGTTCAATTTCTCTTGAGAAAATCTTGTCCAGAATTTTATCCTCTTCAGGAAAAGCAGAGAAAGGGAGAACCAATAGTTGCTATTTGTATTGGTCATCCTAGATTAATTTATGATCCTTTTGATTTTAAGCCTCATACCTTTATTAAGTGCCGTATAGGTGAGGAAGAATTTATTTCATCTATGAACGAGAACGGAGATTGGGAAATTAATGATAAAATCTAAAATGGAATTTAAAAGAGGAAAAGCCCCCAAAGAAGCTATGAGCATAGGACGAAGAGAATATGCTCTCCAGATGGTAGGATTATTAGCAAAAAGAATTAAACTTGATTTAACAAGTTCATCACCTTATCCAAATAATCCAGAAATAATTTTTTGTTGGTCAAGTTCGGTTAACGGTAGTTATATAAAGTTAATTGAAATGGGGCAGGAATATTCTATATCTTACGATTTAGGCATGTTTAATTATGGCGGTGCTTCTATCCCAGATGTTGTTGAAATGCTTAAAAAAGACGGAGTATTATGAATTTTGTCAGAGGAGCAGATCCTAAACAAGCATTAGGAATAGGGTTAGGCCCTAAGATTAAAAACTGGATGAGTCATTCCAGGGATTTTTCTTATGATGATATTTTTGAAGTCTGGACATGGGCATTGAGAAGAAAAAAGGATATTGTTTTTCCATATCTTATTAGTTTAAATGGGAAAAAATGGGTTAATGGTGAAAAAATTGATTTCTCGGATCCAGATTATCTATGGGATTCTGTATCAGAAGGAAATGTAGCAGCTGTAAAAGCTCTTTTAACCATTCCTAATTTATTTCCGGAGGAGACGTTTATTTTGGATCATGGAACTTCGGAATTAAAAGGACAATATGTAGAGAGAGGTGATGAAAAAAGACCTATGAGAGCTACAAATTTCGGGGCCTATATTAATCTTGCTTCGAGATATATGCATGAAAATCGACCAAATCCGGAGGTTAAGCAATTACTTTTGGATTATTATAATAAGTATCATGGACTTTGAAAGAAGATTGGATCCTAAGAAATCCCTAAATATAGGGGAAATATCAAAAGCCTTGTACATTGAATCACTTATTAAGATAAGTAGGTTCGACGATTATATTTGGCGAACACATCAGCGAACACAATTTATCGAAGACCCAAAAGAAGTTATAGATATGCTACAAATGATAGAGGATGGGGAACTTAGCTCGGATCTTTTTAAAGTTGTTATCAAAGGACAAGAAATGGTTGAAGATCTTTCTCAATATAAAGGGAAATATTTAAAATACATTTATTATCCTAGAATAATGGCTCAGATTTGGAGTGATGATATTAAGCCACAGGAATTTACATTTAAAATACCAAAATGAATTTCGAAAGAGGTAATGTTTACTGTAAAGAAAAGTATCGAATCAATTCAAATAGATTTTAAAATACGATGAAATTTACAAGAGAAGGAGAAATATTTGATCGAATTGGAATAGGGAGAAGTCAAAATCCTATTGAAATCTCTGGGGTTTATCATTTTATACCTTGTGTAAATTTGGATGGTGACGGGGAAGGATATTTTGAAGAAACAATTTTTGCAGAGAAAACTGCTAAAAAGATTCTCGAATTTATAAATTCCAAGGGATTAACTCCTTTTTTAAAAGAATATTATGGAGTGGGAAAAATTATAAATGAAACGGATAAAGGAAAATTTATTATTACGGATGGAATTATTAAAGGGGTAGAATCCATTCGTTTTTCAGAAATATTTGGCTCTTATGTTTTATATGAAGGCAAAAAATATTTCATAAGATGAATTTTGAAAGAGGACAGAATCCGAAAAAAATAATGGGGATAGGGATCAGAAAAAAAGCATCCGAGGTTCTTCTAAAACTCGTCGATGAAAATAGAACTGTAATGATTTATCCATCGGTGAGAGAAAGAATTATGCGTTCCTTCAATGAAGAGGTAGGATTAGAATTAAAGATAGAGGTTACCATGGATAGGGAAGGGCTTTATTTTAAAATAAAATTCCCAGGAGAAGAGAAACCCGAGGATTTTTCAGATTTTATTTATCCGATAAACAATGAATTTTGAAAGAGGACAGGATCCACTAAAAGCTATGGGCATTGGTATTAAAATTTATCGATGCGGTCATTGCGGAACACCCACTGATGAGAATGGAGTTCCTCTTACTGGAGAAGAATTTAAAAGGGTTACATCTATTATTGATGAAATAGGAGATTCAAAAACAGAATTACTTCATGGGGATTGCTGCATTAACGACCCTTATTATAACAGAATTCAGGTCACCAGAGATATGGCTTTGGATGCCCAGGATCCTAGTCTTGAAGGGGAATGGATCTAAGTTATTGGTAAAAGATTTTTAAGAAATAACTCTTTTTCTGCTTCTCTTCTATTTATTAATCCCGGAAATTTATCCGCTTTTTTAACTCCAGAAGATAATATGCTATCTGCAGCTTCTATATAATTTTGATCTTTAAGAGATAAAACAAAATCTGTGGATCTTAATCCGCCAACCCCCATATTATAAGCCATAGAAACCATGGAATCCCACATGTGCTGGGAAATCATAACATTTATTCCTTGGTCATTCCACATAGTAAATAATCTTCTTAACCCATCTTCTGCTTTTTTAAGATCTTCCATAAAAAGTTTGTTCGCTTCCTCTATGGTAATTTTATCTCCTTTTTTAAACCTGGAAGTTTGGATTGGTTCGGCATGCCCATATCCAATGGTAACCATTCCATCCCCAATTTCATAAGCTTCTAGCTTTAATTTTTCATGTTCTTTAATAAATTCCATTCCTTCAGGACTTGTAGATAATTGAAATGGATCTTGGAGAATATCATAATTTAATCGAGGCTCACTCCAAGGATAAAAATATTTTTTGAATAATTTATTGAATTCCTCATCCACCTCTTTTTTTGAAATATGATCTTGATTTGCTAAATAGATAAGGGGTTTGGAATTCTTAACTTCTTCTTTGCTGGGTAAATCCTTATATCCTTTATTAGAAGCTGTCATTAGAAACATATATGCAAGAATAGCAGCTTTCTTAGCAACATTTTTTATACTATTGATGTCGAATTTTTCATTTAGAATCTCGGATGCTAGAAACTCTTCATTTAAAAAAGGATATACAGACTCGTAAATAATCATTAATTGACATTTTCTTTATATATTCTTTTGTCAAATTGTCAAAATTTTTTTGATTTATTGCCATTTTGTCATATTTTTTCAATGGCATATTTTTTGAAAATATGTGTATGAAAAATTAAAAATAACTTAAAATTATAAAATTATGGAAAATAAATTAGCTTTAAGAAATCAGGGCATTAGCCTATTTGATGATTTTTTCTTTAATGATTTTTTTAATAATAATTGGCTGAAAAAAATTGACTGGGATTATTCCGCAGAGCCTGCTCATTATTTTTTCGATGAAGAAAATAAGCAAATGATAATTACTGTCCAGGCCCCAGGTTTTTCTAAAGAGGATATCCAAATAGATATTGATGCAACGGGAATAACTATAGAAGGGGAGCTCAAAAATGAGGAGCTAAAGAAAAGGATCGGTGAAAAGAAATTCTCTTATAAAATGAGAAAATTTGGAATAGATTCTAAATCGGTCGAAGCTAAATTACAAGATGGAATTTTGGAAATTAAATTTAAATCTCAAGAATCTAAAACACAAAAAAGAATAGCAATTCAATAAAAAAGAGCCTAATGGCTCTTTTTTTGTGATAAATATAAAAATAACTTAGGAAATTTTTTTTCTAAGGAAAAAATTAGTACATTTACTCCATGAAAGCTAAAAAAGTCATAGATGTTATTCAAGAAGGTGTAGCTGATAAAGCAGCCGAAAGAATGTTTGGCATCCTCGATGAAACCGATAGAAGCGAAAAGCAAGCATCCATTTCATCTGAAGATATTATTGCAAGGGATGGTAAATGGGCTCTCATTAAAAACCCTGCTTCTATTTCTTCTTTAGGTCCTAATATCAGAGGAGTTATTTCCAAAGATGGTGACATTTATATGGAAAATTTCTCTGAAAAAATTCATCATGACATTCTTAAGATCCTATTTTCTAAAGGTATTCTAAAAGGCGAATTTTCCAAAAAATGGAGTAAACAGCTTCCTGCAGAAACTGGATTTGTTACGGTTCAAAGATATAAGGATACCGATAATATTTGCATTGGAGAAAGTAATCGTCTCCTTTATGACAAAAACGATTATGACAAGCTTATTCCTTATTATTCTGCTTATATCAATAACGCTAAGAAGAAGAATCCAGGCCTTAATCTTCAGGACAAACTTGTAGGGATGAAATTTGCAGATCTTAAGGAGAATAGCAATATTCCTTCAAAAATTCATCAGGTTTATGAGGGGAAGCATTTTATGGCAAATAATTTATAAAATATGATTTTTTATTGTCTCAGCCCCTTCGGGGCTTTTTTTGTGGTCTTTTCGTAGGGTAAAGATATATAAATAAAAACTAGAATGGTTAAAGAAATATACATCAGAAACCCCGAAGCCATTAAATATCAGATATATTCTATTACCAATTTAATTAATGGGAAAAAATATATAGGTTCTCATATTGTATACGGAAGAAAAGACTACCTAGGAAGCGGAAAATTGATAATAAAAGCTCTAAAAAAATACGGGAAGACAAATTTTAAAAAAGAAATATTAGAAATTTGTTCTGCTGAGGAGGTTTTATTGAGGGAAACTTTTTATATTAAAGAAATGGGATCCCTCTATCCTTTAGGGTATAATCTGCATCCAAACGGAGGATCTAATTTTAAGGGAAGTCAGGGGTTAAAACATTCTAAAAAGGCCATTAATAAAATATCAAAAACTAGAAAAAAGAATTTTAAAGATGGAATTTTGAATTTATCTGGATCCAATAATCCGATGTTCGGAAAAACTCACACTGAAGAAACTAAGAAGATCATAGGATTAAAAAGTTCTCAAAAGGATATTTCTGAGGAATCCAGACAAAATTATAGAAAAGCAGTTCTGGGAAATAAAAATCCTATGTTTGGAAAAAAGCATTCTTTAGAAACTATCAATAAAATTAAATCTAAACTTTGTAAAAAATAAGATGATCCAGGAAATTTATATAAGAAACCCGGAAGATCCAAATTACAGATACGGGATATTTTCGCATTCTGATCCGATAGAAAGTATTATTTCAAAGATAAGAATGATTCTAGGAACTACACAAGGACAAGTCTTAGGGGATCTTAATTTTGGAGTAGGAATTGAGGATCTTATCTTCGAGACAAGAATA